TACTATACCAGTTGAAGCCCATTCCGTAACTGGTAGAACAACAGTAATGCCTACTTGATCTGTTGCGTCCCAGTTAAAGGGAGTAGCAGAGCCTCCACTAGCTGTGAAATTATCGAAGACAGGAACGAATGAAGTACCTGAGGTATTCAAGCGAACAGCTCCTGGATAGTATGTATTACCTCCTGATAAATTACGTGCCCATGCGGTCCCGACAATATCTCCACTAGTAGCTTCCACAGCACTAGAATTTACAGTGAGACCATACGCAGGAGTGTAGTCCATACTACCAGTAACATCACCACCTGTACCTAATTGGATCACTTCACGCAATTCCATAGAGGAGCCTACTCTTCTTGAGAAGGTCTTCCGAACCCCTCCTGTTCCTAGGGTTAACCAGCTGAGTGTAGGCTGATCCGCTCCAGTCACTTCTTCCCACGCAGTAACAATAGCACCCTGAGCAATAGTTGTACTGCCTGGTCCCACGATTACATTGTCGAAGTATAAGTTAGAAGCAGATGCATTAGTAGTCTTAATGTGGAATATAAGTCTGTACGAAGTAGAGTCTGTACTTACAAACTGTAGCTGTACTTGTCCATTCGTAGCTATCTTAAGGGTATTATTACTAACTGTAATCAACTGAGCATTAGTTACATCGTAAATGTATATACCAATATCGTCACTTGCATAACTGCCTGTTGTAGTATAATCACAGCTTATCTTCAGAAGCTTATTAGTATCTGCTTCATCTAGTGTGAAGTCATAAGATACACCTTCTCCTTGCTCATTTACTGCTGGTTTATTAATTCGGAAACTAGCAGTACCTCTAAGAGCAGTACCCGTATCCTTTGTGAATCCGATACTAGCAGTACCTCCTGTACCATCTACAGGATCTGTAACTGCTCCGTCATTATATGTAGCCCATCCATCTGCGTTAACTTCAGAGTCGGGATTCCCAATAGCATTAATCTCCCCAGCTCCAGAGCCTCCGCCCAGAGTGAAGATACTTCCACCATTGTCCTTGAACTTAAATGTCGCATCTGTATTATCTACGAATAAATTGTAGTTACCCGAAGTAGGAACAGCTACTGATAATGCATTCTGTTCTGTAAATCCTTCATAGTCAGCTACAAGAGGACCAGATAACGTCTTGTTACTTAGTGTCTGAGTATCTGTTGTACCTACTATAGATCCTGTAACTCCGTGAACACCGCTTGATGGCTCATCAACTTCACTACCATGACCTAAGTTAGATATTGTATTACTAGTAGCATCAATTGTCTTATTAGTAACAGTCTGCGTAGAAGCTTCTCCTAGCACAGTTTCATCTGCGTCTATAGGAGGTAGTTCGATTGTTCTATCAGCTGTATACGTAGTTCCTGAGTTACTGTCTAGAGTAATCTCTTGACTATTCTGTCTGAATAGAATCTTGAATAGTTCTGATATTGATCCGAATCTCTTAGCCATTATATATATCCCTTAGTTGCATTCTTGTATAAGTACGCACATATCCGCGCGGTTCATTAATTACACTCTTGCACTAGTACGCGCCAGCCACTACCCGTAGGAGCTTCTGAAGCTGTTAGTGTTACATTATCTGCATCGTTTCTTGTAATCGTATCTACATCAATAGTCTCACCAGTGTCTATCTCGAATAGCTGAACCATGACATTTACAGTAGAGAAGCTGTGTGTAACTACCTTCGTAGTACCATCTCCACTTACCCAGTCTGCTTGAGCATTTCTACTACCTAGTATACTTTTATTAGTTAGAGTCTGAGTTGATGATATATCTGCAATCTCAACTTCTGATCCTAAGTCACCTATTCTGAATCTAGATGTAGCATCCTTGTCATATATCAATGAAGCATCTGTTGCATCACTCATCTCAACAGTTAGACCTGCTGTATCATCTGCTGTGGATTGGTTACCACTTACGTTAACTGTAATGTTAGCATCTGTTACGTCTAGCGTATCTGAGTTAACAGAAGTAGTAGTACCATCAACCTGCATATTACCAGGAATGATTACTGTAGAAGTAGCTGCACCAATTGTTACATTGTTAGCACCAACAGTCGCGCCAATATTCATAGCACTCGCAGCACTTACATCTACTGTATCTGTAGTTACAGAAGTAGAAGCTGTTACAGTTGTAGCATCTACTGTAGAAGGAGTCGTTGCACCAACAGTTGTAGCATCAATAGCACCACCCGTAAGAGATACTGAATCACTATCTTGAGTAGCTATTGTACCCAGTCCTAGTGTTGCATAGTATGAAGTAGGATTAGTTACGGTCCATACGCCACCACTCCTAATCATTATGTCATTATCTGTAGGAGATAAGTCTGCGATTGCTTGTAGGTCTGTATTCTGAGTCTGTACATCTGTTCCGATTGTAAGACCTAGATTATCTCTAGCATCTGTAGCGGAATTAGCTGCAGTTCCACCTCTTGTGATTGCAAGCTGTGCTTCACTAGTTTGAACTCCACCACTATTGTTGATAACAACTGCATCTACTGTATCTACAGCTAGTTTAGATCTAGTAATAGAAGCAGAGTTAGATATATCTGCATCATCAATTGAGAGTGGCTTATATGTTAATCCGTTTACTGAGTCCGCCAAGACATCACCAACAGAATTCGTGTCAGTAGGAGTAGCAACGCTAGATACGTTACCAATTCTTACATTGTATTGATTAAGAGAAGTAGTACCAACTGTTGTCCAGTCCCAATTACCCGCACCATCGGTCTTAAGTACTTGGTCTACTGTACCATCAGCTCCTGGAAGAGTGAATGATACATCTGCAGTAACGTCTACTGGAGCTTGTAGTCCTATGTAGTTAGTCTCATCATCATCGTAGAATCTAACATCAGTTCTTAGTAGTAAGTTACGCTCAACTTCTACATCCCCGTGTACGTCGAGAGTGACGTCGTTGTGACTAGCAGTACCGATATGAACGCTACCGCCTGAGCCACTACCACTGGAAATGTCCGCAGATTGAGGTTCTATGATTATGTCTTCAGATGCTCTTAGTACAAGCTCTTCAAGAGTATTAACGCTTAGATTACCAGCTAAGAGGTCAATACGCTCTAGATTATACCTAGCATCCGCAGTAAGATCATCACTGAGACGTAGTTTGAGATTGTCAGTTGTTGAAGCCATTGCTTATCTCGCTTAATTAAGTTACAGATTATGCTTCGGAACTGTAGAACTCAATTAGGAAAGTAACTTTACCCGCAGTAAGATCTGCAGTAGCAATGTCTAGAGTAAGATCATCAGAAGATCCCACTTTAATAGCAGTAGCTGAAGATGCTAGTGCTTGTGATTCTGTTCCACTGAACCCTGTATCGAATGCAAGTGCATCTGATAAGTCAGTAGCTCCAGCTTGAAGTTGTAGGGTAGCTGCTCCACCAGAAGTGAGTGCAGTTAATTCATCGGAGAATATAGCAGTTACGACAGAGTTATCTGGTAAGCTAATTCCGAAGTTGATTGAACCTTGTGCTCCAGCATCTTGATCGAAGTCATAAGTTACTAGTTGAGCTTGCTTAGCAAACTTAGATAGCACTCCAGCTTCTCTCTTATTCATTCTGTTGTTAGCTAGTAGTCCAGGCTTGGTTCTTAGGGATGACTTAGGCATGATTTGATCTTCCTTATCTGTTGTTAGTCCTCTTGATAGGATTATGAAGAGGTTGTGTAGTAGACAGAAGCCTACTACACGTAATGTTAAGCTTACTCTTAGCTTACCTTGAAGTTCTCAACGACTGCAATAGATGCAGGGTGATTACATACTAGGACACCGAACGCTTGTAAGTAACTTACTACGTTGTTAACGTGTCCACCAGATGCGCCTGGCTTCAAGTGGAAGTCTGTTCCGCCTGGTGCCTTAACAGTAGTATAGTCAGTTCCTCTATATTCGAGAACCTTACCACCACTCTTAGCTTCTGGCTTAATGTACAACTTAGACTTAGGACAGTACTCAGAAGTATATGTCTCGATAGTGTCATTGTTGTGTACGTATGCGAAGTAGTTAGTACCACGCTTATTGTCTTGGACTGTCTGGAAACGTCTATCAGTTTCACGAGACTCGATAAGAGTGTCATGAGCTTCTGGAGCCATACACATCATCTTCCAAGTATATTTACCCTGACCAGCTCGTACCTTAGTCTGGCTAAGTACTTTCTGAATATCAGATACGTCAAGAGTTGATCCACCAGCATCTCTTCGAGTCGCGCCTGAAGCACCGCTCATAGTAATACCGTGAATAGTACGTCCGTCATCAGCCGCTAGAGATTCTAGTCCTGCCATAACTTCAGTAAGAGTTCCATAGTCTGCCACTGGAGCAGTCAAGTCTGGAATAGTAGGTTGTCCACTTCTATAGAAATGATCAGCATCTGCAACACCAGCAACAGTAACAGTTAATTCTGCACCAGCTGAGTCACGAGCAGATAAAGTAACTTCATCAGTATCTCTATCCTTGTCTTCAATCTTCCAATACGCGAAAGTACCAGCAGATACAGTTGGAGCTGTTCCTGCAGTTGAATCTTCTGCATAATGATTAAGCTTATCACCAAACTCGAAGTAACCGATATGTCCTCTGTCTGCGTTGCCCGTCTTAAGAGAAACTACGATACGTCCAGAAGATAAAGTTGGAGTACCAGAAGAGATACCAGCAACACCAGAACCGTCTGCATAGTAATCAGCCGCCATTCTACGCTTAGAAGCGATAGTCTTATTCTGAATCTCAAACTCTAGAGGCTTAGCATAAGTCTCAGGAGACTGTTGTGCACGTTCCCACAAGTTATATTCTAGGTCAATAGTCGCGTTAATTTCCTTGAACTTAGCAATGTTCTCAGAGATGCTAGACTGTTGTGCGTCTGGGAATGCTCTGTTAGACGTACCTGGATCTGCCCACTGAATTGCACCTGGACCATAGTCTGTGGAGAATTGAAATCTGTATTCACGAGCTAAGCTGTTGCCTTCTCTTGAACTAAGTACGTTCTCCCAGTCACGATAGTCTTCACTAATTTGGTTCCGAACATTGTCGGAGAATACGATCTGGAGTAATGTACCTAGATCGAGTTGGTCTATATTATTAAATGCCATGATAACTTACCTTATAATTGATTAATTACTATGAGCTTAATTGCTCAGGACTTCTACACAAGAAGCCTCTACTTACCACTCCAGAAATTGGAGAGGATTCCACCTATATCGCCACCCTTAACAGCAGCTCTAAGCGCATCAGCACTCCGATTGCTCTGCACGCCATTGATAACTCTCTTCTGAGCATGTGCTGTAGCTTCTTCCTTCTTCTTAGCAATAGTCTTCTTAGCTTTTCTCTCGCCTTGGACTGTAATCATCTTCCTGATGTCACTGCTAACTTTCCTGAATTCGCGTCTAGCTGCTTCGCGTGTGATTGGAGTTCCTGCTTCTTCTGCTGCTGCTAGATTCTCACTAACTTCGTTCCATAGCATGGTATCCAATCTATGCTCCTGTACACTGTCTCCAAGTTTACCATCGAAACGGAACTTATCGAATGCTGGTGTAACTAGAGCTGATACAGCGTCAAATGCTGCGTCATTCTTGCTCTGCTCAGTCTGCTCTCGAAGCTCTTGCATCTCTTGCTGTAGTTTCTCGAATGCAGAAGATTGCTTATTAGATTGCTCTCGCTCATCCATTCGCGCCAATTCCTCAGCACTTGCGTTCTTCCTAGTCTCGTGTCGTTCTATCAGCGATTGTTGATACTTATCATGAGCACCATCACCATCAAGTAGGTCTACTAAGCCTTGGACTCCACCAGAAGCATATGCATCCTCTAGCTTACCAAATTGTGCCTGTAATTCCTGATACTTGGGGTTAATATCCTCGTATTGCTTCTTAGCAGTATCTCGTTCGTGTTGCCACTTCCTGGCTCCATGTGCGAGTAATGCTTGCTTCTTAATAGCTTCCTTATCTTCGTAGTTAATCTGAAGCTTCTTCTTGCGTCCCCTTGCGTCCTTAACTAGGACTTCTTCAAGATGCGATTGTACATCGTCAGTCTTCTTCGGAGATGGCTTTTCATCTGCTTCTACAGATTCACTCTCAGTATTGCTATCAATTCCTGCTGAATCTAGAAACTCTTCCACCGCATCCTTGTCGGTTGGTCTTGAGGTTCTGTCCTCTGATGTTCTCCAGTCGGATGGCTGTTGTGCGCTTGTACCATCACCTAAGATTGCATCTCTAGGATCTTCACCATTAGATATTGCTTCAGAAGCACGTTCTAGGTATGATCCTATTCCTGTCTTGTCACTCATATTATATTCTCCGATTATAGCAGTCTTACGGACGTAAGATATGCGGGGTGAGTCCTTGAGTCCCTGAGGGGATATCAAGAGTTAATATAGATGTGATAATTGTCTACGATTATAGCATAGACAGTACCCTATGTCAAGTGTTAAATTACATTACCCATTAATGATAGGAGGTAATTGCTCTGTATCTGCTTGTTCTCCAACCATTTCAGCATCTTGGGGTAATGCACCCTGTGGAGGTACAGGAGGAGCTGCACCTGCTGGACCTGCTGCGGGAGCTGCTTCTTCTGCGGCCTTAGCTGCTCTGTCCTTAATATGCTTCTTAACTAACAGCTTATGTTCGGGACTAATTGACTCGAATTCTCTGGTCATAATCCATCTCTTACCATAAGCGATCATACTCTCATGATCTTGTAGCTCTTCAGGAGATATATACTCATCTGTTGCTATCATACGTTCGAAGATCTCACGCTGTCTATCCTCCGATAACTGCATCATATCATATAAGCCTTCTAACTCATTTAGCTTCATCATCTGTAGACTTACACGAGGAGGTATACCTGCTTCCTTGAATAAAGGTTGCATGGTCATAATCTCTTCTCTACGTGTCATAGGATCAAGACTAAGACTCGCACCATACTCCACAACTAAGTCCCAGCCACCATCTATATCGGCACCTTTAATGTCAATAGTCTGTAGCGCCTTCTCATTACCCAGTACTTGAATTGTACGGGGAATATCCCAGTGCTTCCTAACTAAGTTAAGATAGTTCTTGTATATAGATTCTACGAATAGTACGTACTTATTGAATAGTCTTCTTCTTATCATATTACCCTGGTTCGTAGCATATTGCATACTGAATCCAGATTGTTCACGAGACTGTTGTCCGAACATAGATTCGTTAACACCCGAGATATCGTCAATACCCTGCTTAACTCTGTCTCTCATAGTATTAGAGTCTGGCATTGTAGGAGCTGGTTGAATGAAGTGAGGAGGCTGAGTACCTGTCATTTTAACTATGTCCCAAGGAGTGTTAGTTATACCATCATCAGGAATCTCTGTACCCTCTGGTAGTACCATTCTAACCGCACCGTGAGCTTGTATATTATCTAGCATTGCACCATCAAGTCTGTTAAGAATCTCTTGAAGAGGAGTAACATACTCTAGGAAACTCTTACCCCAGATTAAGTGTGGTACATCTATGTCTGTGAATATGTGATAGGGAAGTGCTGCCTTCTTGGGTAGCTTGCTTATCTTCGCTTCTATCTCTTCTGGAGACAGTTCTTCATTCTTACGGATAAGTTGAGCTTGTCCCATTGGGAGGAACCTATGAGGGGAAGGTCCAACTTCTTGCAGAAGTTCTCCGTTCTTAGTACATACGGTGTGTCTGCCCAAGAATCCGTTAACGGGCAGTCCAGGCTCCCAGTACTCGTAAAGTTCAACCGCATTATACTTAGAGTCATCTAGTGCAGAACGTGAACCATTGTCCTCGTAACTCGCACCAGTACCAGCTTCATATCTGTTCTGATCTATAATGTCCTTCTTATCTGCACCGAATCTAGATATAGCATCTTCATAGGGCATGTAGATCTTCTCGAAGACGTAGCGTACATCATCCCACTGTCCTGCATCAGGATCAATGAACATAGACCAAGGTGAAGGAATAGTGAAGCGCAAGTCTCCTTCTAGTTCCATCTCCCCAGTCTCTTCGTCCAACTCTATGATATCTCCAGTCGTGGAATCCCAAACGCCCTTCATGAAACCAGAACCGTAAATGAGAGTATCGAGTGCTGATTGATCTATAATCTCTTGCATCTTATATTGTCTAATAGCATACCTTACAAGTCTATCTGCAGAGTCTGCTCTACGCCTATCTTCTTGATCATTAGTTGCAGGTCTTGGAACTACTGTAGGAGGGTTAGCTGATAGTTGAGCATGGATGAATCTTAAGTTCTTAAATGCATAACTAACATCTATATCAGACTGTCCATTGTCTACATCGGGTAAGCCTATTCCTGAACGGTCTTGTGTGTCGTAACGAGACTTAGTACCTGTACCATAAGAGTTGTAAACTGTACGCTCACTCTCATCCCACATAGACTCTACCATGTCTCTCTTCTGCTTAGCCCACTCAAGTCTCTTCTTAAGTTCGTGCGTAGCTTCTTCATTAGTCCATACTATAATCTTCATTCTACTAATCCTTCTTCTTCATATCGCTACGAGTGCTTGTTGGATGTAATTCAGGCTTACTCTCTATCTTATGATCTGTATCTGTATTGCCATACTTGTATATGATAGGTTGTATCTTCTCTAGTATCCGTTGTAGCTTAGTACTGAGCTTATCTCTCTTACATAGTTTATTATTCAAGTTACGAATGAATGTCCATTCTCTTCTTGACTCATGTCCAGAGTCTATTAACTCTAGTGCCTCATCTACTCGTTCTGAGAGGGATGGTCTAACTTCTTCTCTCTTAGGAGCGGGTGTATCTATTAATATCTTAATCTTCATAGTCACTAACGGTTCCCTCTTCTGTGTCCCTTAACCACTAACGCGTGTAGTGCTTGCTTATAATATCTACGCATGTGTAGTCTCTCTTGATGAACGCCATACCAGAAGATTCCATGTAAAGGAACTGTCACCATAAGTACTGATAGTAGTAATAACATTCTAACTCCTCCGTCCACGCTTAATCCGTTGCTTCGTAAGCTTCTTAGCAGCATTCTGTTTCCTCATTTCTATCTTAACTTGTCTCGCATGATTCTGTTCTAGTAAGTTCTGAGTCCAAGTCTTATTAACTACGGGTACAGAATCTGTTGGTATCATATCCGCGAAGTACTGAGCTGTGTCTATTAAGTGGAAACTTGAAGAGTTAACTATCTTATTCTCCGCAGTCTCACTCCATCTACACTCTAATAGCTCTGTAGCTAAGTTAGCTGATGCAGGAGTTAACTTAATTCGTCCACTAGACAAGACTTGTTGTAGTCCTTTAATCAATTCACCCTTACGACTGTTGTTCTTAGCGTAAGGAGATAAGTATGCGGGACGAGTTGCTCTACTACTTGCGATTCCTGTGTACCAAACTTCATGAGGATCACATATTCTTCTCATTATGTTGTAAGGCTTAGTAATAGACATTGCAGCTTCGTATAATTTGACTGGATCGTAGATTCCTTCTAAGTATTCTGCAACTACACAGTACCAAGTGTGAGTGCGAGGATCTTCTGCCCAGATTGTTAGGCCGAACTTGGACTTAATCGCGGGATCGACTGACTCAACATGTCTCCAACCTCTGTGATAGTAGTCTGGAAGTAGCGAAATCATGGATTCTTCCTCGAATTCGTACACTGCATCGTCTCCAGTGGTCCATTCTCCATACAGTACAGTCCTTTTATAAGACTCTGAATAACCGTCTAATTTCTTGATCTCAGCCTCTATACGGTCCTTATATAGGGGATTATCGAGCTTAGACATCATATACTTCTTAGCTATCGTACCATCTGCAGCTTCAACTACTCTCTTAATCTCTGCATTCTTAAACTTAGGAGTGAATGTTGCTAAGAAGTAGCCTTCTCTTGCATCAACACGCCTTTGTAGCTCTTCAAGTATCTTGAAACTACCAGGCATCTCGTCTAGCCATACATAGTTACATACATATCCCTGTAAATGCTTACGTGCATTCTCACTACTGTCACTATGTGATACGAATATTATCTGATCTCCAGTAACCTTATTAACTACGTGCTGTAACTGGTTACCAGTTCTTACTTCCTTCCAGTCTCCTGGATTGGGTAGTAGTGGACGTATCTTACTACCCCACAATTCAAGCTCAATCATCCTTTTATCCTGCCCTGCAACTAGACACTTCAGAGGAACATTCTTCCAAGCTTCTGGTCTCTTCCAAGTAGGGTGTGTATTACTTATTACCCATACTAATTCTCTCGCAGCAACGCTTGACTTGCCACTCTGGTTACCAGCGACTACATATCTGTATTGAACCTTACCAATATCGTTGAATATAGTCTGTTGCTTATTGTTAGGTCTACTGTCCATGTCAATGGGATCGAAGCACTCGCGTAATTGGAGAGAGTAGAGTCGATTCATTGCAGCTGCAGTGATCTTATCTTGATGTATGTTATCTGTCATATTACGATTACTGACCTTAGCTAGTTACTTATATAGACGCGACCGTCAGGAAGAGCGCAGCGATTACTGACCCTGTACTACGCGAATCTCGTCAATAGTAACTGCAGAACCTGCACCTGTTGTGATAACGATACGAGCATCTGATCTTAGGGGTAGATTAGTCTGATCTCCAGCTAACTCTGCTAAGAAGCTAAGAGAGACTGTTCCATCAGCTGTAATTGCTGTTGTCTTACTTTTAACTTCACTAGATGTGAATCCATTACTAGTATCTTCTAGAGCAATACTAATTCCACCACCCACAGTTACACTACTAACGTCTACGTCTACTATGAAGTTCTTACTGCCATCTTCCGTTATCGCGAAGGTATCACTAATTGGAGTAGCTGTCTGACTCGCACCAACATCACCTCTAGTTACAACTTTAATACTCTTACTTGTTCTTGCGTTTGTTCCCATTACTTATCCCTTATAGTCTTGTCATCACTTTAATGTTATTAACAGTTAAACTACTGGTTGCTCCTGTAGTTACTACTACTCTTATACATTCGAACAGGGGTAATACTAGCGCTTCTAATGCCACACCCTCATCTAACTTAATACAGTAAACTCCGTCTCCGTCATCTATAAGAACTCCCCCTTGGGGATCTCCTACCTTAGACCAACTAGTAATCCCTGAACTCTCTTCTAACTCTATTAGAATCTCTTCACCAGAACCGAGTACTACATTGCTAACTTCTACACTCATTGCGAAGTTGATCGAATCAGAAGCTGTAATACCATGATCCTTACTAACAACTTCATCAATAGAAGCAGCAGCTATATCTGTAGGATAAGAGTTCTTCTTAGCCTCTATTGGCTTATAGCCTCTTCCCGACATATTACTTACACTCGTCTAGTTTACTTAAGAATTGGTCTATCTGCTTAGGTCCAGTGTTATCTAAGTCACTACCCACGTCAATGCCCTTAACTTCTAGTAGCCATCTACCCACCACTTCACTACAGACTTGTCCATGACTGCCATCTGTAAATGGATTACTCTTCGCTAGTCCTATCTTACATAGGAATATACCCAGAATCTGCTTCTGACTATATGTAGTTCCTGCATGCTTATGGTAGAATGCGAAATGCTTCAAGATCTCTTCTTCAGTCAATGTAAATGTATACTTCTTGATTCGCACTATCTTCTTATCGAATAAAGGCTTATTAAGTAAATGTACATTAGATCCGCTTGCATGATATGCGGAAGATAAGTTAGTATATGCGCAGTCCCACTCTAGGGCTACGTGGGAATACTTAGAGAATCCATCGAAAAGTCTAATCAACCAGGATATAGGTACAAACTTCCCCTTAGGCTTAGTGAATGTAATAATAACGTCCATAGGATATCTCTCTCTACTGTTAAGTACTCGGCTTATGTAAGAATAGGTTACATTTAAGGTCTACGTCTTCGGTGCCTGTGCTTGTATATTGTAGTCTAATCGTGAATCCTGCCATTAATCTTGCGGGATACTCAATTCTAATTGCATCTTGATTACATACATCAGGATCTACATACCAATGTGTACCAAACTGATTAAGAGGAACTCCAGTAGGAGCGGCCACTGCCCAGGGAATACCTGGAGCATACTCTGCTGGATATAGTATACCTGCATATGCGTACCCCTTATCTATTATCTGGAAATGTAAGTAGTCACCGTAAAATTGATTCTTCAGGAATAGCTCCATACCATTTACATAGTGTTCTGCATTAAGTGTATAATCAATATCTGTAGTAGTGCCCTTAGCAGCTATGCCTTCTACTCCTTGTCCGTTGAACAAGAATCCTTCACTAGATCCGAAAGGAGCAGAACGTGTAATCTGTCTATTACTTCCATCAGTGAATGGCAAGTTAGCATCAGCTAAGTAATTATCTTCGAAGTCTATCTGATCTGCTTGCTTATCATCGTCTTCAGCGTGATCTACAGTACAGTGTAGTTGTAGGGGACCATCAAATGCCCAGACTAGATAGTTAGCACCCTCGCCCTCGTCTATGTATTGGATACGTAACTTACGAGAGTCTATGAATGACTTAACTGCTGACCACGTAGTTGATATCATTATGTCTCCTTCGTTAAATCGACCATGATACGTTCTAATTTCCTACCATTGTTATTACTGTTAGCTCTTGCCTTAATAGTAACGCTAGTAGCATATGCAATAGGATACTCTGGAGAGAAGGATACTGTCTTCTTCGTCTTATCATATGTTAACCAAGTTCTATAAGAAGCTACATCATCGTACATGTCCTTAAGTTCCTTGATATCTGCATCGAATAGTTCCTCACCATCTACTTCACATACTACTTCTATGTTCTCGCTGTTAAGATCTAATATGAAGTTAGCAAACTGTCCCGAACCCGAGTAAGTAAATGCGGTGTAATGTGTCTGATTCTGTCCGGGAAGAGCTTGATTAGGCTTACTTAATACTATTCGTGCCTTCTTAGAATACGTAGGAGACGCTGAAGTTACACTAACAGCAGCATTTACTGCGATTGCATTGCTTACAATGTCTACGCCTTCTATTACTACCTTAGTTATATTATTCTTAAGGAAGTCTATAGCTTCGCTTAGGTCTGTTATATCATTAGATCCAGAGTTGTCAGCGGCCATTACAGCAGAAGTACTAGCTATATCTGCAAGTACTGTAGGATCTGTGGAGAAGTTAGCATCTTCTTGAGCTTGTATTAAGTAGTAAGCACCAGCATTTATAGTAACACCAACGTAGGTTACTGCAGCTCCTGTATTATTCTTAATGTACTTAGTAAACGCCATAGAATCCTCCTACAGTGCGTGTAGTAGCTATGCAATTTATTGCCTTAACGTACTTAGTGAATGCCATACTGCTACTTACCTTTTACTACGCGTCTGTCTTAATCTTGATCCAGAAACTTACATCTCTACAGGAACCGCTAGTTATTCTTACAGAGACTTCATCACTAGCTACAAGGGCTGTTGATAAGCCTGCTAGTATACCACGATTATCTGCTGTTACTGTGAGTGTATCTGTTACTCCACCATTCACATACACGGAGAATGTTACTGTAGAATTTACTCTGAAGGAAACTGACAGAGAAGTTAGTGTACCTTCTTCCGCTACTACGAATGGTCCATCATCACTGGATACACCTTTAAATGTCTGGAGCCATGTATTATTATTCGCGTTGCCATCATAGCCGAAGTTAACTGCCATACGCGCAGAACCTGCATCATTCTTAACTTCTTCAATAGCTGATTGCGTCTCTTCTGCTACGAAACCATTAGTCTCATTGTCGAAGGGTACAGACTCAGCTACTTGTGCTATGGGTAAAGTAGACATTAATTAGCCACCTTCCATTACACGTAGAGACTTACCCGCTCCTGTTGCTATAGCGTATAAAGTTGCGGATTGGCCTACGTTGATTGGTACTATCTGATTCTTGAATATCTCAATACCAGTACTCGTTGTTACTGTATTATCGAATCCTATGAAGATGCCCTTGTCCTTAGGCTGAAGGAGTACAATCTGTCTTCCTTCCTTAGAGTCTGCAGATACAGTAACTTCAATAGCTGTCGTACCCACTGTAATATCACCCTGACTACCATCGGAGAATAAGGTATCGTTATAGTCTGTATCTATTACGCCACCACTCATTATTCAGTATCTCCTGTACTGTTGCTACTATTATCTATCTGATCGTCCACAGTATCATCTATACTGCCTTCACTCTTAATCTCTAGAATGTTATCTTGGATCTTCTTACCCAAGCCATTATACCACATAAGGAGTCCGTAAACTTGCATCAGTTCCTTCGTTCCTAAGTCATCCCACTTTACATGCTTCATCAATATCTTAGAGAATTCCGCCAACTTCTGTGAGTCTTCTTGTGTGAAAGTACCGTTCAAGATACGTCTCCTATATGTTAATTACGCGTTACTTACTATACAAGTTCTATTCACGAACTGATCATGAATAGATTACTTATTATGCAAGCTCCATGATTCTCATGTCTGCAGTCTTAGAGGCTCCAGAAGTGATAGCATGAATGTCGATGTTAGCTCCAGCACAGATGCTGACATAAGATCTACGTCCGATTGGGAAGCCGGTTGCTGCTGTAACACTTGAAGAACCGATGAAGGCAGTGTCATTACCAATGTTAGCAATCCACATCTCTTGTCTGTTCGCTAGGTCTGTGCCTACTAAGTCAGTTGCTGTGTTGTTAACTGCAGTCGCAGTGTTAACTACAGAGTTGTTAGGACAGCTCATAGAGAATGAACCTGCGATTCTTAACTCACCAGTGTCGTTAACCTGTAATGGAGAGTAATCTCCGTCTGCAGATACCATCGTTCCACCAGCGTCATTACGAACTGCTAGAGGCATAGTACCGACATCTCCACTTACATGTGCGGAGTCTTCTGCAAAGGATAGATTCTGAACTTCTAATAGTAGAGAAGCTAAGTCAGTTCTGACTGTCGCATCTGTTACGTAAAGTTCACCCGTTGCGTTACTCTTAAATGCGGCGTAATCACCGTCTGTATCCGTAGATGCAGCTAGAGTGTCTTGCCTCACTGTTAATACGAAGTCACCAGCATCGCCTGAAGTTGCAGCAGAGTCTTCGTCATACTGACCTGAAGTCTGTACAATGTTAACGTCTAGTGCTTGATCTGAACCGACTAGAGTACTTGTTAAAGCGACTCCCGCAGAGTCTAGAAGAAACGAACCAATCGTGTCGTGCTCGTCTGTTGCTTCTGCATCAGTTGGATCAAAGTGGATTTGATACTTACTCATATGCTATTCCCCTTATACTGTAGATCGTCCTACAGCCATGACTCTAATGTAACCACTACATCAGACTTAGTACTTTGTATGTATATTGTAATTGCACCAGCACTCTTACTTAAGTGTTCTCTTCTTATGTAAGCACCCTGGTTAAGCTTAATATAGTTAGTTCCAGATTCTGTTGCTACATAGGCTAACTTGACAGTCGCGCCTTTAGTTAGTGTGCGTATCTCGAAGAAGCCTACTCCTGCACGTAGTGTGAAGGATGTCTCAGTACTTGGCGTACTGGACGTTGTTATTGTGTCAATCTGTTGACCTGAATACTCTCCAGCTTCTGACGAGCTGGGGTATCTACTTCGATTGCTTCGTTCGATAGGCATCGCTCGTCTCCTCGCTCTGCGTATGTATGTAATGAATTAAGCTAGACATCTATTATATCATAGTCCTATTGTGCTGTCAACTAGTAAATTAGTAGTTACGCTTATATATCTGGCTTAAGCCATTCTCAAGAGCAGTCACAAGCCCTTCCTCTAACTTATCATGATCCTCTGAGGGATCGGCTCCTTCTAATATATCAGACTGCCCTGCAAGATATAGAATAGCATGTAGTGTCTCATGAAGAAGGGTAGATTCTATAAGGGCTTCCGTCTTATTCTCCGTAAGAGATATCTGTATTTGCCTTTGGTCTCCCCTAGTAAATCCTACTAAGGCATCCTTTTGTTCCTTGTCTTCAAGAGCGTAGACTTTCTCTTCATACCTAATTTCAAACGGAATCCCCGATATCATCACTTGGGTGGGTCTCTTCTTCGTCTGTCGAGCCATCTGATTTATCCTTAATTGTTAGGGTTCGTTTACTTATGAAGTCTTCTAACTGCTTAACGTCCATGTTCCCAATAGCCGCATCTGCATACTCAGTTTCCTTCTTACTAGGCATTCTATCGTCTAGTTCCATGGCTAGCTTAATCGCAGCTACCATACTGGATTCCTTGGTATCAGGATCTGATAGGATATCTGAGAGTCTATCTAACGCTAAGTGGGCTATGTATGCCTTCTTCTGATTGAACTCCTCTGTATTGAGGAACCACGCAGGGAAGCCCTCTTGGCTCCACCATTTACTTACTCTGCCATCTCCAGTCACATATGCTACTTGTGCTGCGTTGATAGCGAGATGATCGTTGTATAAAGGATTATCTGCTACTGTAGCCCAGAATGCGCTCTTCACCATCCTATGCTTAGGTTCTGGAGAGAAGGTCACATCTGAGATGATAGCCTCTAGCTCCTTGTGTATAGTACTCTTACGAGGCATACAACATCCTCTTCATGTTCTCTGAGGCTGTAACAGCGAATATGGCGCGTCCATACTCTAGTTGGAGGTCTGATATGAATCCACACTGTTCGAGCCACCTGAGGTACTCTCTGAGCCTGCTAGAGGGAACACGTAAGCTACGTGCGAATGGTCCTGTCTTGAGGAGGACTACATCGTCCTGCCATACTATGTCTGGTCTAGACTGAGCGTATAGGAGGATACAGAGTATCTTATATGGATTTAATCTGTCTCTACGAGGCTTTTGCATTATATTCCTGATGTAGTTGAGAATAGGGAGAAGTACGATATTATAGGAGAGGAGAGATAGGTGTGATCGAGACCTAATACCATCTTCCCCCACAGAAGTGCAGTATACTGAGTATAAGCGGTACCTTAGTAGATAAGGTCGAGTATAGTCTCAATCACGGTCCAATTATAACGTATCTGTATCATAATGTCAAGGGTTAATTGCGAAGTATCTGATAAGTAGTCTATATCGCTAAGGGTATACGAATATGCTTGACATCTAGTATGAAGTACAGTATACTAAATAGTAGTAGACAGCCTCCTAAATGTAAGTTAACTGTCGATACAGTTACTTAACTCTTAGTCGACAGCTACTATACTATATACAAGATACTTATATCTAGTATGCCAACACATCATGGGGGAAGATGGAATCTCTTCTCTGTATCCTCTACATAGCTTCTTAACAGTAGACTACCCTCCATACATGATAGGTTGTATAGTGCGATACGGTAGACCTACCTCTTCACCCTTGTGCGATACAGTAGCGTAACTAGAGTAGCTGTTGCGTAACTAGTCTAGTATAGCATCATAGGGGTAAGGTAGTAGGCTAATAGCCTCTTACTCAGCTAGATGGCGTACCATAGTACACAGCCTCCTCTAGTAGTTAGGTGCGAACCTCGAAGCAAGTAGCCTCTCTGTCGCGTAACTAGTACCCTAAGCTTGTACTATCTTGTAACTCACAGCAGCTTAAATGGCATCCTCCCATTACAGGAAGTAGCAGTAGCTTGTACAGTTATGTAACTATTCAGTATAGTATATCCCCCACAGTTTCTTACACCCCCCAACACAGTATTATCACATGGTTTATCTATCCTCCGCTATGTCGTATTGTGCGCGACTTAGTGTACCTTTACGTCTGTGTGTACCAGTAGCGTAGCTCGTTTCTCTAGCAGGCACGAAACTGTAGAAGGGTAAATTACTTACTGGATTCGTGACCAACACCACTCCCCCAATCCCATCATTCTCTCCGTGTGTGTGTATGAATAGCAAGGGTTGAATTACCCTCAGCTGCTTACTGCTTCTACAGTTCCGCTAATACCCAAGTGAACCTATTACGTGACGTTACGCATATAGCTACTCTTCCCCCCAACAACAGATACGGGTGCTGTCGATACTGCGCAAGTACAACGATACTAAGCAGTCGATGCAGATTCCTATATGTGGAGTGGCGCGAACCTTGTCTCTGCAACAGTCGTGCCAAGTTGAGGTGATTAACCCTGCTATATATAGATGAAGTCTGATTAGGGTGCAATTTACTGCACCTTTACTAATAATACAAATTAAATGTCACTATTACCTCAATGATATCAATCAACTGTAAATTAATTCAAGATAGTCCTAAAGTTTAATTAGTTTCTACCGATAAGCTTATTATAATTCAGAGATACAATAACAACAGGGAAAAGGAGATACAACATGATGAAACGTAACATTACATTTAGCAGCGAATTCGGTTCAATTGATGATAGCCAGCTCTTAGGATACTTGTGGGAAGGTGAACTAGTCCAGGAATCTACCGTAACAGAAGAAGACTTAGCTAATCACGACATCAGTCCTATATACGCATCACAACTAGAGCATGCTTCTAGTTACGACTTCATTCGCTGGATAACCAACGATCATTGTATAGTTGAAGCTTGGCGCGTAAGACGTGGGCGCATCTATTACTTCGAATACAGCCTTAAGACGGTATAATATAGCTACTTAAACTTAACGGACAAGGAGATACAACATGGACACAATAGAAATTAGACGGATTGGTGATAATTACTACCAGATTAGACGTGAGGTAGTTTACGGATTAGACATGATAATACTCAAGGTCTGGAACCCTTCAACGGGTAAAATCATAGAAGAGAGCGGCCATTTCAGCATCATGCAGGCCACGCAGAAACTGATTAAGATATGCAGCACTGCCGTTAAGCAGGTCGACGATGCAACAACAAGTGAAACGATAGACTATAGGCAATTAGGCTAATAGTAAGTAACAGATAAGGAGATGAGTATGTCGAATGCATTAATCAGAGAATTGACTATGGGTTGCGCTGGAGATGATTACGGTTGGGCTATGGGCTGCTGGTTTGCTATCGCGGATCGTATTCACCACGATTTAGACGAATTGTGTCCAGATCATTGGGAACATACAGCAGGGATGGGCGGACCTGATACGGATAGTTACGAATACGAACTAGCTCAATCTTATGACTTAGACGAATTAATTGAGACAGGCAATATATTATACAGATACGTTAAGTATCTTAAGTATAAAGGATTGGATTACTAACATAGATAAACTAACACAGATATAAATGAAAAGGAGAGTAACATGTTACGAGAATCGAAAGTAGCTGGACTAACAGCAGCAATCAGAAGCACAGTAAGAGACTATAGCGATAGTGAGTACATTCACTATTATATTAAATGGGAGGGTAACGATCACGACAGGTATTGGGAGATGTCGACTGACTTCGAACTACCACGAGAAGTGAGGTACATGGCTTACGATCTAATGAAATTAACTAGACCAATGCAATTGGTATCCTTCAATCAATGGAAGCCTGAGGGACAGACTTCAACAGCAACATTGAAACTGGTATCATAGTGACTCACGCGAGGTGCAATTAATTAACAGCATACAAGGCAGTGATATTGTAAGGGTAATAAGATTGATTAAAGTTTACGGGCATAGTGCTCGATAAGAGATTATAAGTAACAGATTAATAGGAGGATACCACATGAGGGAAGAAATAACAGATACAGAATTATATGAGCGGTATGATGATATGCTCGACGAGTGCTACGAGGACCATCCCCTAGGATACAGTTCTAGCGACATATTGAAGAACTGTGATAGCACAGCTTATAGATGTGGGTTCTCTGATTGGTTAGATAGTGAGCTGGGTGAGACTATTGAAGAAGTAGATGATAAGTACTACGATAAGGAGAACATATAATGAGATATCGTAAGCGAGATAATACAATGATAGGCAGCAACGTGACCTTCGGACTAGACGATCAATCAGGCTGGAGTTATGGCTGGTGGCAGGTTAGTAAACTAATTGGCGATACGATAGTATTCAATCAATACTTTTACGGACAAGCTACAAGCGGCCATCAGTGTAAGATTAGGAGGCTGTTAGATGCTGAGTATAAGGTGTTAGTAGTTGAAGCACCGGATGGATTACAAGCAGGACTAGAGCCATGTATCATGTATCATAAGAGACTAATTGTAGAGTTAGAAGAACAGATAGCTAAACCACGCACGAGGCGTACGACTAACGAACGTAGGCGGCAAGATATAAGTCAGCATAGGGACAAGATTGAAGCATTAAGAGACTTACAAGCAGTAGAGAAGGGAGCAGCGTAATGCGTGGTAAGAGTTTAACAAGTAAGGTATTCACTGCGCAATGGACCGTAGGATACTATGGCTGGGGAGAGGGTTACATGGACGCGTGTCGGGGATATCGGGAATATATACAGCTCTGTAGATATCGTGGAATAATGAATGGCTGGCCTCTCGATGTGAAGGAGAACGAGAATTGGTACTAACAGCTTAACTATAAGTAACAGATTAATAGGAGAACATATAATGACCTTAGCAGAAATTAGACTGATTAACACAGAGGAGGGAGTTAGAGAAGCTGTTGCTTATCTTGTATCTGTACAAGAGTTTCTAACCTTTGGAGAGGAGCGTGGCTTTGTTAGTGTCATTCGTGAGGCAGCACAGAAGATAGGGATAACCAATAAGCAGTTAATGGAAATGTCAAGGGAGAACGTAACTACCGGACAGTAGATAGTCTACGCTCGTAATCAACAGCACTAGAAAAGGAAAGTAACATGAATGTAACATATAATGAAGCACTAATAAGTAACTATGGGGAACTAATGCACCTACGATTACGGGTAGAGATGCTACGCGATAGCTTAGACATGATGCATGGCATGACACTAGAACAGATACTACCAGCTCATGACTTGTCAATAGTCTTAGAAGATGATACGATGCTCGCGTGTAAGAGTGTAGATGATATCGAGAGGCTAATGATAATCGCGAGAGATACTTGCAGCGAGTTAATTGAGGCAGCTAAGAAACTTGGAAGCGATGGGGTGCTTAAGATTAAGGGCAGTACAGAGACACTACTTAACTAACAATGTAAGGAGAGTGGAGATGAACGTGAATGAAATGGCAGATTCAATAATAGAAGAGTACACTAAGTACAGTACTGTAGAAATTGAACCGCATATACGCAGTTTCATAAGCAGAGATAGGGAGAGAGATACTATGAGCACTGTAGTGAAAAGTTACGAGGCTATGACAGGGGATACACAGGATAAGGAGCAGGGAATGTCAAAGGTTGATTATAATGGTTGGAAGAACTACGAGACATGGGCAGTCAATGTCTTACTATCTAATAGTGAGTTTCTATATCAGGCGATGATAGATACTCGCAGCGAGGAAGAGTTACACGAGCTAGTAGTCGCGTGCATTGATCCAAGCGAGGGGATTAACTTAGCTATTGTAGATTATACAGAACTGTACACTAACTTACATGATGATGCAGGGGAATAGATAGAGATGGAGAGATTATGAAGGCAAGTAGTTTAACTGAGAAGCTAGAGCTAGCTAACTGCTCTGATCCTGGATATATAGGCTGGGATGATGGGTATATGTATAACGCGAAGGGTTACGATGAGGCTGTAGATGTGAATATGAAGGGTCTATGTATGGATGGTTTCTTATTCTCTACAAGCATCGGTGAGATGAGATAACGGGAGAATAAGAGATGATAGCAGTAACACTAGTAGACTACCCTTTTACCCACAGTTATGCTCCAGGTTATTGGAGTTGGGGATCTGGTTATATGAGGAGACAGCTGGGGTATCCTGATATCTCTGATATACACGAGCGAGTGGAGTGCATGGACGGTTGGATGCTTATGGAGAAACGGACAGATTATAGATAAAAGGATACGTAGCTAGACTACGCTCAGTAACGTGTAAGGAGAGCAACTCACATCTACGTAACAAGTATACTCCCGTTACGGGAGTGTATAGTATCAGAAAAGGAGAGTAACATGATTCAAGTTAGTAGTAGAATACAGATTAGAAGCGAGGGACTAGACAAGCATGTCATCATACTAGATGGCGTAGTGCGAGACGGTGTATACACCACAATGGGAGAGGTGATTGATGCGATAGAGAAGATACGTGCAGGTCTCAAGAAGAAGATACCAGTTAGAGCAATGGGAGCTAATACTACCTTCTTCGCGGATAAGATACATGCAGATGCGCGAGAAGCTTCGAGGGTTCAACGCCAATGGGTTGCGCATAGTGTGTACTCTTATGATAAGATAGTTGAGAAGAATAGAGAGAGAAGGGTTAAGAGAAGTGATGATCTTACTCCTCAATCAATCGAGGATCTATTCGATAAGAGAGGGGGATAGTAACTTACAGATACGTAACAAGTATACGCCCGTTACGGGAGTAGACAGTATCAGAAAAGGAGGGAGTAGAGTATGAACGGAACTAGAATTAGAGCATTTACATATGACGGGAGCGGGGAGTGGGGAGTGGTGTATATGGCAGCAGTACCTCATAGATATGTGGGGAGGAGACTTATGTGGAGACTAATTTGCGACGAATTAACATTCCCCCTTGACAATCATACATCAGAACTATATATTAAATGGAGAGTAGAGAGAGTACATGACAACACATTAGCTAGATAAGTAGAACGATAAGCCCGTTGTGGGAATATCAGCACACAATTAAGGAGGCCATTAATGACTACAACGATTAAGAACATCATGAGTAAGATCGAGACAGAGAAGCCAGACATATATAAGTCTATACTTGCAAGCGCAGCACTTAAGCCAGAGAAGCTAGGGGTATTAACTCCCGAGCAGGAAGCAGTTAAGGCGTACTTCAAGGAAGCCTACGTTCCATATGGACATGACACACTAACGGGGGATGAAGATTATAATTACTCCTTCGAGCAGTACTGTAACATTATGACAGACATCGACAGGACCGCGCCTAAGTATGGTTACTTCCTAGTTGAGTCGCAGCTGGGTATCAATCGTCTCTGTTCTCTGATATACGACAGACGTACAGCGGGTATCGTTGACGATCACTTCCCCACAGAGCTGCTACCTAAAGGATTCGATCCCGAAGAGTATGCTAAGGGTAATATCCCTGACGGTTCCTTTGATCGTATCATCAAGACCGAAGACATCTTAGCATTTATTAAGCGAGAGTATAATGACAAGGGTAATACCCTATCTCATGACTCTAGTAACATAGTACATGGTGGCGTACATGATGCAGGTTGGATTGCACACTATCAGTACTTACGCTATGTTGGTGGTATCGAGACTGCTCGCAACATTGACTTCATGTGTGAATTCTCTAAGGATATAGGCTGGTGGGCACCCTTCGAAGACTTCCTACTCATGCAGATGAAGCCGACTATCTGTAAGGTTGAAGAAGAAGAACGCAGACCTATGGCAGGGTATAGAATGCACAGCTTCGATGGTCCTTCAATCAAGTGGCGTGATGGTACTTACCTAAACTACATCTACGGTGTTAAGATTGATAATGATGCTATCGTTAACTTAGACAAGGATTCTACTGAGTTAGCGAACATGTACTTCACTGAGCAGAATGCTGAAGTTAGACTTGCGATTGGCTCTAAGGTGGGACTTGATAGATTAGCTGAGAAGATGCCACAGACTGTACTCGATACTACTACACTCGACAAGTTCCCTATTGTACTAGCAGACTTTCAGAGAAGAGAGGAGGGTAAGCCTTTCGTCTTCACTAATGCAGACGGAGTTGATGTAACAGTTGATGCTGGGGTTAAGGAAGAACTTCCACCATGGTCTCTTACAAGTAGCGGTTCACTTGATACGAATGCAGTAGCATATACGCTGCTCGATATTGAGATGGCAGATGGTACACAAGAGAGGTACTTGAAGATGGGTAACGCGAGTGAAGATAAGATTCACATTGAGTGCGTAACTCAGGAATGTAATTCTGTACTTGATGCGCTCGCATTCAGGTGGGGTATCACGACTGAAGAATTCAGTGAAGTGGTTGGGTATGAGAATGGGGTATACACCAAGTTCTCAGCATTAGCATAGCTCGCGTACTCGCTCTGCATTGTGTCGGAGCGAGTTACTTAGGGGAGCATAGCATAATGTGAGGAGGATGTATGGGAGCACTAAGAGTAGGCCTGACGAGTGGACTTGATGGTACATGGGGAATATATCAGAAGAGGCGTAAGGGAGATGTCTGGATCATATGGAATGGGCGAACAGATCCATTCACTTCATGGAGAATCCAACTGGAGATTAAGCAGCAACAGAGACATACGCAATAGGGCGTACGTATAGATAAGAACAGTATGAAAAGGAGTAACAGTATGAGAGTAATTAACATGAACACAGCAGGCACACATGGTGATGTAAATGTCAGACCATTCAATGGTAAGCTAGATCTGAGTAAGCTTAAGAAGCGTGACTCAAACTGCTTAGCATATGGAGAAGTCACAGGGCATAAGCATGCATTCGGAACTACCCACACAGCACCGCTAGAGTACACTGGTGATCAGCTCAAGGGTACATCGTATGCTATCTACGACAACGAAGCTACGGGTGAGACCTTCGCAGTAGTGGAGAAGACTACGCCACTATCTCATGAGGAGCATCTGACTATCAACGTGGAACCAGGTGTGTACAAGATCGGGATTGCACAGCAGCTTGATCCTTTCTCGAAGCGTATCGAGCAAGTCGCGGACTAATTAACGAACCTTAAGTAGGTTCGGAGTTACGAGTGACAGCCGATTAAAGAGCGCCTTAAGCGGCCTACTATAAGGAGACTGTATGTCAGCACAAGAAACGACACTTGGTAGAGAAGAGTGGGGAGGACAGGGCTGGGGTTGGAATCGTGATTGGTTATCCTACGGTAGATATCACCACTTACATCCAGTTAACCCGTGGATATGTATTCCTCTACGAGATGAGTATATATAAGGAGACAGATGTGGAAGCAAGTAGCGTAAATGACTTCGCCTATACAGGCACCTGGCCTCTTGATCGTAAGCTGACAAGTGGTAGATATAGCTGGGGAGCCTCTACGTACACGCTCTACAGATTTCGTGATAAGCAGTTTCCGCAGTTTCCTTGGATGATGGATGAGCTATGGTATGAACAGCGAGTATAAGGAGGAGGTATATAATGCTTGTATTAATGGGTAACATATTAGTACTAATACTAACAACAGCATTCGACTTGGGGATGACACTAAGTAATGGGCAGGAACTACTAGTGCGAGAGATACTAACATCCTCTCAATTAGACTCCGTTGATGACAATAGACTACTCATGTCAATCATCTCAGCAGAGAGTGACTTCAAGCAGACAGCTATCAGTAACAGGAACGCTTATGGCTTGATGCAGCTAACGAGGCCAGCAGTTATAGACGCAGCTAGAGAGTGTGGATTATCTGAGACAATTAAGATGACTGAACTACTTGACGTACATAAGAATGTAATGTATGGTACATGTTATCTGAAGAAGTTAATCAGAGAAGAAGACAGTAACTACGTAGCAGTACTAGCAATTTACAATGGTGGGTATAGGCAGTTGAATCTACTGAAGAGAGATAAGAGATTAGCATCAGAGACTGCACAATTTATAACCGAAGTAATGTATAAGGGAGGCTTATAGTGGACGCAACAGCACTAACAGGATATAAGAAGGGCTTCGACACGGGCGGAGGAGCTACTGACTGGGGACATGAGTATATGCTACATCAGGGGGGTGCTACTCAGTACGCTGCGGTGTGTATGTATCTTCTAGTAACACACGAAACTAAGTATATGTATGCATACAGTATATAAGCAGTCACGTCCTGCGAAGTGTACGAACTAAGCATAAGGGAAGCACACAGTATGTAAGCAGTAACAATAACAGTAAATGGAGAGTAAGTAAATGAGTAATGTAATCACGAGACTATTAGTATTAGCAGCAGGGATACTACTTGTAACGACAAGTGTAGGAGCAGCGAAGCCTATCTTCACAGTGAAGAATGCGAAGCAGGTAGTCATATTAAATGACGTAATCCAAGGAGCATACGCAGCAAGCTTAGCATCACAGATCAGTAGCCTAGCACAGGACAAGGGAGCTACTAACATAGACATTATAATCAACAGTCCTGGTGGTAGTATCGTAGCTGGTATGTTCATCGTATCTGCAATCGAGAGAGTGAAGAGTAGGGGAGTAGTAGTGAGGTGCGCGGTTCCACGCTTCGCAGCAAGCATGGCATTCCAGATTCTAAGCCACTGCAGCGAGAGGTATATATTACCCCAAGCATTCGTACTATGGCATCCACCCCGAGTAGCTCTGATGTATGCGATCATTACACCAGAAGCAGCACGAGGATTACTAGCATCGCTTGCAGACTGGGAGAATGTACTAGTCACGCAGCTTAAGAAGCAGATGAATATAAACTCGCGGAAGTTTAAGTCGTACTACAATGCAGAGAAGTTAGTGTTGGGTAGTGAGTTAGTTGAGATCACTGAAGGATTCGCAACCGTAGTAGATGACATACGAGGCATACCCGATACAGCGTGGGTAGATGGTAGGAAGAAGAGTAGAGGAGCACGAGGACTTGTACCCTTCGAACTAGATTATACCTGTACTAACTGTAGATAGACTAGGAGATATAATAGTGAGAGCAGAGAAGATGGTAGAGTGGGACGTGGGCGGCTTCAGTTGGGGAAGAGATTATATGAGTGGACAAGTGGGGTGGCGACTACCAGCAGCATACTATAGGCACCTATCCATGCCCATAGCAGGGTGGACACAACGAGAAGTAATATGGGAGATGTGCGTATGAGCGGAGAACAGAGTATAGATGTAAGCGATTTCAATATGCCTGATGTATACTGGAAAGGCTGTCCTAACTACTTACAGATTATGGAGACCGGCTTACTTATGATAACGGATGAGGAGCTGCGACAATGAGCGGAGAACAGAGCTTAGATACAAGAGACTTCAATGAGGCTAGAGCATATTGGTGGGAGGCACGAGATACCCACCTTCACTCAAGGTTCATGTATCGTTTACTATGTAGCGAGACATTCGGGGAGATGCGCGTATGAACAGTGTTAACTTAACAAGTAGTGTATTCAGGCTACCCGCAACAGGCATTACTCATTGCTACTGGGGATGGGGATGGGGTTATATGTACCGTGAGCTGGGGTATGATGGTGCTGTCGATTCCCGGGGTCGAGGTAAGATGCATGCTAGGGTACTTACAGAGAAGCGTTGGAGGCTATATGAGTAACTGCACATGTGACGTTTACATCACAGGCTGTACCTGTGGGTTCTTCGCGCTGGAACAAGCTAGTAAACTAAGTGGCAAGCCTATCACCTATACGGGAGCAGACGATCCTTGTACACGTGAAGATACTACAAGTAAGAAGCTAGTACAGTCTACGCAAGGAAGTAGTACAACAGTCAAGACATTAGGAGCTACGCATCAAGGAGGCAGGACGTATAGCAGAGTAGAGTTGCCCTGTGAGTCAGCGGCTTGGAAGAACTACTTAGCAGATCCGACTAACTTATTCTGGAAGACTAAGGTACTTGAAGAATTTGAGCGTCATGTGACAGCCTACGCAACTGCTCAGGGGAATCCGTAACCATGCGAATCGAGTATGCAATACGAGACAGAGCAGAGCGTCATGTGACAGCATACGCAACTGCTCAGAAGAATCCGTAACTATATAGAGGAGAGAGATCATAATGAAAGCAGAAGCACTAGTATATAGCGATTACGGCATTGATAACTATCCATACAGTCCTCATGCAGGTAACTCTCATTGGGGATCAATAAGAGGGTGTACTCCTCCTTATTCTTATGGACCATGCGAATTTATGCATTGCTATATAGTACATGATGGCCTCCTTCACTACCCTGGAAGAAGAGACGCAGCTTACAAGACAGATAAGGAGATAGTAACATGGACGCAGTAACATTAGCAACGAGACGTATGAGAATTTACCCTAATGTATTCAGTACATATGCTGGAGAGAGTCATTGGGGAATACCAACAGGCGGAGCTGTGCAGTATGTTCCTTCTTATTCTTACGGATTCATTAGTGAGAGTAGGATCATGGACGGGTATGTATTAAGAGAAATTTGGCAACCAGACGGCTGGATAAGATACTCAACAGATAAGGGACTTAACAGATAAGGAGATAGTAACATGGGTGAAGTAATATACTTACATAAGAAGAGAGAAGAGAAGAAGACAGAAGAACTAGTGAAGAAGACAGATGCAGTCGAGGCACTACTCACAGCATTCAGACTTAATCAGAAGTCAGAAGATAGACTAGAGCGTGAGCGGATACGAGACAATGCAAGAGTGAAGAGATCGTATAGACTAGGGAGTAAGGATGATGCGGAGTAACACGAGACTAGTAGATGAGGTATTCACTCAGCCCTACATGTCAAGCCACAGGGGATGGGGAGAGGGTTACTTGCCCAACAACGGGGAGGAGCTACGTAGGCCTGCATATGTGATACAATTCTTAGAGATGAATATTCTCAATGAGATAGATATGTACGAATCACTAGATTATAAACTGGAGACGAAGTAATGAAGAGTATTAAATTCCAATTCAAGCTTAACCCTGCAACTTCTCAAGTAGACGAGGCGATAGTGTACTTCGCTAACTTGACGGGCAAGGGAGTAAGAGAGTATGTTAGGATGGCTGTCGAAGAACGTACAGCACAGCTAGCGCAGGCACTTAGAGAACAAGCACAAGAACAGTTAGATGCTGAAGAACGAATAGAGGGAGATACTACTATTGAAGAATCTGAGGGAGATGTACAGACTAGCGGGACACAGAGCATTCAGAGCGACGAGACGACAGAGACAAGTGATGATACTGGGACCGTCCCCAGTAGCTGATAAGTATGTAGGATACTATGTTGGTGCAGAGAATGAGTCTGATTTAAAGTTCTTCGACTGTGAGGAAGAGGACGTGTGGAGTAGCATGACGACACTATTAGAGTAAAAGGAGTATATAGTGAGAGCACTTACAGCAGAAGCATTTACAGGAAGACCTCTCCGAAGAGATGGGTTCCTAACTTGGGGAGGATTCGGTTGGGGTATAGAGAGGATGCTGACCGCCTCCGAATTAGTCCTATACGGATGGATACAGACTGATAAGATCAGGGAGCAGAGATGAGAGCAATACAGACAAGTAACTGCTGCGATATGCGGAGAAAAGGAGCAGCTACGTGAGAGCAATTAACGCACTAGGGAGGCACACATCAGGCTGGTTCAGATCGTGGAACTATGAACAGGCACCTTTCCTCTATGGTCTTCCCATATATAGTAGTAACATAATGGAGACTTGGATATTAGGGACAGTTGATATAGAGATGCGATATTAACACAGGGTAGGAGCTGGATATGATTATAGGATTAGACGATTACATACATGAGATAACAAGCACTCAGCGTGCGTTGGCAGCAGAGGAGATACGTAATGGAAGAGATGTGTATCCCTCACCATTCGCTGCGGAATACCTAAGCGCACTGCGGTTAACCCCCTTAGATAGGTGCAGAGTAGTGATACTTGGTAACGCACCCTCACCCGAAGACGTGTCAAGGATGACGGTCTCTTCACGTGTGAATCAAGCAGAGCACTCAGCATTATCCTATACAGAGTCTAAGTATAGGAGCAAGTTTAGTGAGCTACTCGGGGGAGTAGATGTAACAATAAGACTCATGAAGTCATGGGCGAAGCAGGGAGTACTACTTCTTAATAGACACTTGACAAGTAATGTAACCTGGGGATGGGAGACAGTTACAGATTCTATTCTTAATTTACTTGACAGTCTAGGAAGAGATATAGTATATGTAATGATGGGTAGAGAAATGGAGAACGTGATCACTCGTAACGTACAGAATATCAAGCAAGCCATCATCCTACCCCACCCTACACGTAAGGACTTCATGAAGCAGAACATGTTCGACTTAATTGATACGGGATTACTTAACTTGGGATATGAAGAGGGGATACAATGGACGCAATAAGCTTGGAGCGAGTACATAGCAGGTATACTTTATACCACGAGGTCGTGAGGGGCAAGGTCATAGGACTGCCTCGGACAATATTACTAGAGGTAAACTACTTGACTTGGGAGACAGAGTAAATGATACATAAGAAGATAGTTAAGGATATAGATGGCAGAGTAGATGTTGAGATTGACAGCTCAGATGC